TACAGGATTGTTAAGATGTATCTTAATATTTGCTAAAGCTTTGTCTCGTTCTGCTGTATAGTGAGACATAACTGCTTCTAATATATGTGTTTTTATTGCCATGTTTTTTCCTTTAATGTTTGACTAATTTTTCTTTTTGTTTCTTCAGAACGAGCCTTACCATACATAGGATTTTTTTCTCCTAAATTTGCTTCTCGTAATTTTTGTTTAAATATATCATCATAACTTTCAATAGGTCTATAAAATTTACCACCTACATATGAATTATAATAAGCAGGCTCATCACTACCTTCTATAGTAGAAGTAAGAACGTTCCATTTTACTTGATAATGCATTTCATAGTAACGTAAACTTCTTTTATTTTTATACTCTGCTATTACTTCAAAAATAAAATGTTTCTTACCTATCTTTTTAATATCCTCTTTTAAATATTTAGAAGAACCTATATATGTTTGCCATTTAGATTTCTTTTTAGACTTACCTATATAATATTGTTTACAACCTACATAAGCTTTTGTTGTTTTAGTATTAGTTATGATGTACACAAAACCAAACTTATTTTCATCAGGTACAAAAGGTTTACCACTTTTATACCACACCCAATGATTGTTTACCATTCTAATATTTCTTCTACTCTTGGTTCTTTTGAAACGTGTGTAAAATACGTTGGACCTTTTTCATATTTGAAAGCACGAAGTCCTTGACCATTGTTAGCATCAGACCAACACTCTCTTTTATGAGGACAAAAAACACAACCAAT